AGGAAAAGCACGAGAGCGACAAGAGCTACCGCGCGCGGATCGACCGCGCGATCCTCATCAACTTCCTCTCCGAAGCGGTCGAGCGCGCCGTCGCTCGGCCATTCAGCAAGCCCGTCACGGTCAACGGCGGCGAGGCGCTGCACCGCGAGGTCTTCACGGTCATCGATGACACCGACCGCAGCGGGCACGACCTGACCGCGTTCGGCCGCCTGTTCTTCCGCGAGGCGCTGACGTACGGTTCGGCGCATATCATCGTTGACGTGCCGCGCGTGCCGGAAGGCGTGGACGCGACGACGGTTGCGGCGCGAGAACTCTACGACATCCGCCCGTACTTCTGCCTCGTGCGCGGGCCGGACCTGATCGGCTGGGAGGAAGACGGGCTCGGCAATGTCATCGTGGCGCGCGTCAAAGAACGCCACGTCGTGCGCACCGGGTGGCGCGAGGAAATGTACGATCACGTCCGCGTCTGGCGCGCCGCCGGCAAGGTCATCCTGGATGACGGGATTGCCGTCGAGCGCCCCGCTGGATTCGCGCTCTACCGCAAGACGAAGACGGGCAACGGCTGGGACATCGTGGACGGCGGGTTCATTTCCTACCCAAGTCCGGGCCTGCCCATCGTGTCGCTCGTGCCGGAGCCGACCGGGCCGCGCATCGGCGTGCCGCCGTTCGAGACGAGCGCGTGGCTCACGACGACTCACTGGTGCGTCTACGCGGACTATCTCAACATCCTGCGCTTCGTGAGCATCGGCATCCTGTTGCTCAAGGGAATCAGCGAGGACGAGATTGGAGGCGCAACCGTCGTCGCGTCAAACCACGGCATCCGGACGCTGAACGAGAACGCGGACGGAAAGTACATCGAGCACTCTGGCGCCGCGATCCAGTCGCTGGAGCGCTGCCTCGCTGAGCTGCGGCAGCTCGCCGCCGTCGCGTCGATGAGCCCGCTCACGGACGTCAAGGGCGTGGATATGGCGAGCGCGACGGGGCGCGCAATCGACGAAGTCAAGACGCTGTGCAGCTTGCAGGCGTGGGCGCGCGCGGCCGAGAAGACACTTGACGATGCGTTCTGGGTCGCGCAGCGATGGGTCGGAGCGGACCTGCCGGACGGCTTCGGCGTGGACATCTACAACGACTTCGGGCTGACGCTGCGCGCGCAGCAGGACGTGCAAGCGCTGATCCAACTTGGCGCGGCGCGCAAGATCGACACGCGCACGCTGCTGGAGCAAGTGCGCCGGCGCGGCGTGCTGACGGCCGACGCGGACATCGACGAGATCATGGATCGCATCCAGATGGAAGGGCCATCGCTCGGTCTTCTCGGGCTGGCCAACTTCGGCGCGCCAGATAACGGCGCGACGCTCTAGTGGCCGATCCGCGCCTCGCCGAACTCGCCATCGGGGAGCCGACGGTCAACGAGCGTTTGATGGCGTGGTCCATCCGGCGGTCGCTCTACACGCTGCGGCTAGGCAACGGCGAGGCGCGGCGCGTCGTCGGCCTGCTCAACCGCGAGGTATACCCTGACGTGATCCGGCAAGTGCGCGATGCGCTCGACGAGGTCGAGGCGCGCGGGTCCGACGTGAACACTGAGACGAACGCGCGGCTCGGCGCGCTGGCCCGCACGCTGCGCGAGATCACGCGGCAGGGCTACGTCAACGCGCATGACCTGACGGCGCCGACGATGCAGCAGCAGGCGACGGACGAAGCGGAAGCTGTGGTACGGAGGATCAACGCCGTCCTGCCGCCGGCAGCCGACGCGCAGGCGGTCATGCCTGCGATCACGACGCTACGGGCGATCGTGAGCCAGCGGACGGTGAACGGGCGCCTCGTGCGCGATTGGTTCGGCGAGGCGAGCGAGCGCACGGCGAACGCCGTGGTGCGCGAGATCAATACCGGAATCGCCCAAGGCGCGCCTGCGGACGTCATCGTGCGGCGGATTCGCGGGACGGCGGCGAACGACTACGAGGACGGGCTGCTCGACGCTTCGCGGCGCGAGGTGGCAACGCTCGTGCGTACGACGGTCAAGCACGTCCAAGTATCAGCGCGCTATATCACGATGCGCGAGAACGCCGACATCGCGCCTACCTATAAGATCGTCGCCACGCTCGACCACAAGACATGCCCGATCTGCGGGCCACTGGACGGGCAAGTATTCCGCGTTGATGACGAGTCGGCACCGCGTCCGCTATTTCATCCGAACTGTCGATGTGAGCCTGTGCCTGTCGTGCGCCGTTTCACGGGTTTGCCGCCGGGCCAGCGCGCGAGCGCGACGGGCGCGGTGCCGAGTACTGTCACGTTCGCCGACTGGCTGCGCGACCAGCCACGCGCCGTCCAGGAGGACGTGCTCGGCGTGCGTCGCGCCGCGCTCTGGCGCTCCGGGAGATTCACACTCGGCGACTTCACCGACGACGCAAACAAGGTTCTGACACTCAAGGAACTCGGCGTATTGGACGCCGAGGACAACTAACACAGGAGAGAGAACATGCCACCGATCAAGGGACATCTGACGAAGGACGAGTGGGGCAAGCTGGGCGACGAGTCGAAGGGCTACTACGTTGCGGACGGTGAGCGCTACAGACTCGACGTCCAGGCAGACACCGGATGGGCGTTCGAGGACGTGACTGCGCTGCGTCGCGCGCATGACGCCGACCGGCACGCGCGCAAGAGCGCAGAGGGCACGCTGTCCGCGTGGACAGATCTCGGCGTCGAGCCGAAGGCCGCGCGCGAGGCACTCGACAAGCTCAAGGCGATGGCGAACTGGACGCCCGACGACAAGGTGCGCGAGCAGATGGAGGCCGTCAAGGCCGCGCTGTCGAAGGAGTATGGCGAGCGCGAGACAACGCTCAAGGGGCAACTTGACTCCGTGACTAGCCAGCTCGAATCTGTGCTGGTAGATTCTGCGCTGGCGACGGCCATCGGAGCGCGCGGCAACCACAAGATGCTCGTCCCGGCCATGAAGCCGCGCATGAAGGTCATGCTCGACGAGGCGAGCAAGCGGTTCGTCGCGCGCGTGCTCGGCGAGAACGGCACGCCACGAATCAGCATCAAGGACCCGAGCGGCTACATGGGGCCGGAGGAACTCGTCGAGGAGTTCGCGCGTGACAAGGACTGGGCGCCGGCGTTCAACGGCTCCGGCGCCGCTGGCGCGGGATCGCCGGCGAGTGGAGGACCGGGCGGGCGACCCGGCGGCATGAACCTGACGCTCAAGCGATCCGAGATGCGCGATCAGGGGCGACTCAATGCGGTGCTGGCTGAGGCACAGAAGGCCGGGGTCAAGCCTTCGGATATCCAGATCGTGGACGGCTAGCGATGACATGGCAGGCGCTACGTCTCGTGGCGGACGTGCCGCGCGATAGCGTGCGCCTCCAGCACTGCCAGCGTTGCCAGGGGCTTGTGCCTGTCGCCGCCGGCGGCTTCTCAGAGTGGCGGGTAGGGTCCCGCGCCGTCTGGGGGCTCGTCGGCTTCTACGCGCCGGGCGAGGTCTTCCTGTGCGGCGAGTGCTACGAGTGGTCGGTCGGGTGCGAGGAGGCGTCGGACTAGGGCAAGATGGCGCGCATTTTGTCGCGGACGGACGCCGCGGCGTACTCGGCGCGGTCCATGATCTCCTTGCGCGCCTGCCGGTCCGCGATGAGCCTCTGGACGTGCGCCTGGATGTCGCCGTGGGCGTCCGGGTCAATCCTCGAGACCAGCGAGCACGCGAGGATGACGCGTGCGCATGACTCCATGTAGGCGTCGTCGGTCAGAATGCGGTGGTCGGTCACGATGACTCCTGATGGTGGCGGGGGCGGGAGTCGAACCCGCGGCCTCCGGGTTATGAGCCCGACGCGCTGCCGCCTGCGCTACCCCGCGGCTGGATCGATCCTAGCCGAGACCAGGCCAGCGCGTGACCGGATTTTTTTCTGACGGCTACTTGATTTGCCTGCGGCGGCCGATATCCCTGTCTCCGTCGGGTGGCGGGACGCCGGCCGATGAGTGGCGGGGCGGGACGCCCCGTGAGGACGCGCGCCGCGGCGGGATGCCAACGCGCAGCGTGACGGGCGGGATGCCCGGGTTGAGACACACACGCCGGAACGACCGGCGTGAAGCCTTCTCCCCGGTAGCGTCCCATGGTCAACACACTCGGCAACTACGTTGCCACCATCTATAGCAATCAGATCCTGAACTTCCTCACGCAGCGGCTCGGCCTTGCGAACCGCGTGCATCGCGGCTTCGA